TTATATTCCGCTTGCGAACTTACACTAAAGCGGTGTTCTTTTCCTAAAAAGAATAAAATCTCATAACGAATAGTCCATAAATCTAGCTGATGGGGCAATGATTTGTGTAAAATCTTGCGCGCTATCTTTTATAGTTGTTATGAGTGATTTGGGCGAGTCATTTTGGACTTGTTGATTTGCGGGGTTAATATGATTTCCAGCCAATTCAATTGACCTCATATCTGAGGTGGCTTGTTTTAAATCTCGTATATTAGCTCCCACAACTTCAATAATTGCGACTGCCTCTACTTCAAAAAGCGATTGTGCTGCAACTCCTTGCACAATAAAACCCATATAGTGATGATTCATTCGATAGGCTAATAGATTCCCGACCGTAGCCGGATCTTCAGCTGCATCTTGTTGATACTCATACTCTTCTGGATCTACTGGATTGTAAGTCAGAGTACACCATTTTTTGGATACCGGACAACGAAAATAAGACTCATAATTTGACACATAGGCCAGGGATGCTGCATTCAGTGTATAATGATTTGGTTCTTCAACCGCATGCACTATTCCTGATTGGTTAATCTCGGACCCTGCATATCTTATTCTTACTCCCGCACACACAACACGTATGGTATTTAACGGCGTTATTGCTGCTACTGTATAATCGGAATTCCAGTTATAGCTCGTGAAAGCTGGATTTAAGGTTCCTCCCCTTATATCCAGTTCATCTGAAAAAGCTAAACCGGGATCCCCACTACCATTAGTTACAATAAGCGGCGGAAAATCTCCAAACGCTGTAGGGTAATCATTACTTATCCTTCGTGGCGCGAACGCTACTTGGAAAGTGGTAAATGACCCTGTGGTGGCGGACGTACGAATAAAAATTTTATGTCGTCTCGATTTAATAGATGGGAAGGTAGGCACACATGGCAATTCCTCGGGAATATCCCCTGACATGCCCAATCCTCTATTAAGCTTCGCTGATGTTCCATCGACAAATTGGAAGGGAACAAGCAATCCTGAGATGTAAAGTTTACCACATCCTGAAAGCCTGATCGCTCCCTCATTATTCGTTTTAATGGTTTTTCTTCCTTTTCTTCCGTATCGGAGGGGCATTCCAACCTCATCTGTTCTAATTTGGTCGGTAGCTCTAGATCTAATTCCTCCTCCTGGGTTAATTGTTGAATTTGGGCCCTTTGGCTCGCGACCCATTTTTGCTGACCGCCCCCGAGTCCCGTTTGATTTAAACGCTCGGGCATAGTCATCATATCGCTTTGTTTTTGCTGCTGCTGACAAGTTCCTAAACTTGGCTGCATGTTTCTTTTCAAATTGTTTTTTATTAAGCATTCTCTCTCCATTAATATTAAATTGTTCAAAGAATTCCTTACAACCCTGAGGTTCTAAGGGGTTTCTTTTTAAAGCCTCCACCTCCAATGTCATATTAATATCAACAGACTCCAATTCGGGGGGGAGAAAATCATAACATCCCTCTCTCCCTAACCAAAATTGACTAATCACTTGTCCTCTCTCTGGTAGACCCAATCGTCGCAGAGTGCGTACATTTGAAGAGTCAATTTTCTCGTCAGCTAATACATTATTTAAAAACAATGCTATATAATCAAACAATTCCTCATCATGCCAAGCTAGATGCATTAGAGCATACGCTTTCATTATCTCTTGATCTGTAGTGTGTTTTTTGATCTCAAACATTAATGCCGAATATATACGATTAGAATCATAGGAAGGTATAAAATTGTCAAGCCACTTTTGACAAGTAGCTCCCAAAAAATGCATTCCTATGGGCCCTATTTGGACTTTAAAAGACGACTCTTTCAAGGTCAAATTAAATTCCTTATAGGTTTTAGCCATCCAAACATATAACTTTCTAACAAAAATTTTTTCTTTATCTGGTAAACGATGTAAATCCACTGATGACAATAAATCATCTCCATACAAATCTGAATATATATCATCTAGGGCGAAGTCCATTTTACGCTGCATTAGCATTCTAAAATAGTTATTTATCAATTGGTGTCCTATACAGTTATCAGAAGTTGTAGTTCCTGACCCTGAATTATTTCCCCAATCTTTTATCACAATATCTCCATTAGGTAGCAAAATGAAACTTCTTATAGTATTATTTACCATCCAAACAAAAAAAGGACGAAGGTGTACTGGTAATTTGAAAAACTTTTTACGTATATCCCAAACTATCTCCATTAAAGGAAACCGTCTGTCATATCCTGAGACATCTACCTCCCAAAATACTCTTCTCATAGTTTTTCGAAAACTTCCTCCTCCGTGCTGTTTAATCAAACGATCAAAACCCCCATACTGAAATGTGTACCCGTACCGAATATCACCCGGATATAATTTCTTTATGTTTTCATCTCCACAACCAAAAACCTTCTGCCAATATAAAAGATGCAATGGCGGTATAATAAAAGTTCTTATTTTACCTTCATTTACTATCTCCTCTAATGGCAAAAATTCATGTTTTGGGGAAACTCTCCATAAAGCTATTTTATCAAAGGGATTGTCTACATACTCTCTCCAAAAATCAGGACAGCATAAGACTTGATCTTTCCTTTTAAACCCCATTTGGGAAAAAGGAACTCCAGGCGACGTATTCGGAACTAAAAAAGGATTTAAATTTGGATAAACGCTCAAACAAAAAGATAATTGGTTTTCTGTCATTTCCCTAGCTCGCTGCCAGAGATCCGGAAACTTTACATTTATCCCTGTTGGTTCATCCATTTTATAAATCGATTTCCACACATTATGTTCTGTTGGTCTAACACCAGAAAACTTTTGTGGCCTACTCAACAATGGCACATAATCCTTTATCAAAGGACAAGCATGACTAAGATTTGATAATTGTTCCAAAGGTATTTTGTAATTAGAGCCATAATATGGCTTTAAATATTTATACTCCTTTAACAAATCATAATTAAAGCTTTTCCTGATATCAAATATTAACAATTGTTTTTCAGCCCCGGGCTTGCGGACGGTTTCGGCCCCGTCCGCGGCCTCTCTTAGTTTTTTGGCTTCACTACATCTTCAAGTATCTGTAACATCCTGTCCGTATTTAAATATATAGCTCTATTCCGGACGTTTCCAGATTTCGACTCACCGGCATCATGAATTCCTATCAACTGATTTGTTCCTATTTTTCCATTACTTATAATAGGTGATCCACAATTGCCAGCTTTCGTTGAATGCGAATAAAATAAATTCATACCCTCTCTACGGGCCACAGATTGAGATGTTAAAACTTGCTGGTCAAAGCGCGCAAACATTGTGCATGGTACATTGGATATTTCTTCTAAACACACTGAAATACCTTTTGTATTTGGCACAGTGAATGCCTCACTTGGCCAATAAGCCAAATCTGCAATCCTTCTACACTCAGGGAGTTTAAAAGCTCCATTTTGTCCTCTTATGACTAAATCTTTATTAGCACAGACATCTGCATATGGTGTCAACCATACAGTTGCCTTCTTTTGATTCCGCTCTATAATAGCTTTGGTCATATTAAAACGAAAACTTTCGCTTTTAAGGTCCTTCGCATATACTGGAATTGAATATTTCTCAGGCTCCGTTAATCCTAATGGTTGATTATCAGGATTAAACATTTCTCGCTGCAATTTAGGGGAAACGGATTTTGATCTCTGTTTCTTCTTAACTTCAGCTTCCTTATGCTGAAAAACAAACAATTGTTTGTATTTAGGGTCTTCGAATTTAAATTCCTGCTCATCTAAAAAATGTAAAATTAAAATTTCAACCTTGTCTTCGTCCTCATCCTCCAATACCGGCAGGTGCGCAGTTTCGAGAACTTGTTTCTTTATGGACGCTTCGCCACATCCTACAGTTAGAGTTGCCTGATGCATTGCCTCTAATTGCTTTTTGGTCATTTGGGCGTAAGCTTTGCGCCTCGACGCTATATAACGCATAATCAATGATTGAGCGCAATTCTTTAGCTTCGGAAAGTCATCTTTATTGGACGATAAATTGCCTTTGTCTATATTATCAGCAATTCTTCGCCACCATTCCCAAGCTAATTTAACAGCTTCTTTGAAGGGAGCTTTATTCCATATATGAATCAAAGGTTTGAATCTTTGATTTACATTAGAATAAATATCCGTATCAAATTTTTGAATTCTAAGCTGTCGTTTGCGATCAGTCGGATTAAGCACTAAAGGGCGATAATGGTAGTCATCGGGATCTTCATCATATTGATTTTTCCTATTCATATAATCTTTTTTATCCCGTTGAGCTGCCTTTTTCGCTGCTTTTGGTACTATTTTTTGCGCTTTTTGTCGAGCGGTTTGATTTTTCCCGTGTCCTGCTCTATATCCGTATGGTTTATCTCCTGCTTCATTCATAAACCATTCACAGACAGGAAGTTCACTATCTTCTTCAACATTAATTTCAGGGGAATTCTCTCTGAGATTTTCTGCTTCTCTCGATTTGCAAACTAATAGATGGTCACTGGGTCGACCTATAAATTTCGTGTCACACATACTACATATCATCCCATTTAAGTTTTCTTTCGCCAAAACTATGTAATGATCGGATCCAATTAACTTTACGTCAGCATCTACAGTTATTTCATCATTCTTTTTCAAATTTGAAATATCTATATTTGCCTCCGGAGTACATTGAGCCCAATGAGTACAATGATGGCCCCCACACTGTTTTCCACAGCACATCGTAGGGGAAGTACTTAATTTGAGAGGACACGAAGCCACGTGCACACACTCATTTCTCTTTTCAAACCTTCTTCCATAAGCAACTGTCCAACAAGGTTTTCCTAATTCTTTACATTTTTCACAAAGATCTCGTCTATGCTTCTTTCCTTCTGTCTGAAACGTATGTTGTTTGTCCATTTCATATTTCCGAGCCATATAGACTCCAAGAAATATGGCGGCTGCAACCACTAGCATACTTAATCCAATTCCAATTTGGGCACTAGTAGACATACGTTTATGTTTTCCAATAACAGTTTTAAGAGACATAAACTTTCTCTTTGGTTCTAAACTCCAACGCACACAATCATCTAAATCCTCACACTTAGTTGAAAAATCATCATCTGCATACATAACAACATTAAGATCTGAGAAAATAGAGTGGGAAATTGAGCCATCTTCTAATCCTTTTAAAATTTCATTAGTTTCTTCATCTGCTTCAATAACATCCACTAAATCCTTAAATGCGTCGGTTGGATCATCACCCATTAAAGATCCAATCCAGGTAAAATCACGTAACATGGAAACTGTTTTATGAACAATACCTAGATCGGCTTTATCAGTGATAAATCCTGCTAAAGCAATAAAGCCTGTTATTTTACTAGCTGTGGCCAAAGCCATCGTTATAGTATTCGACATCTTCTTATTCTCTCGCTCTACTTTATAGAGCTTCTTAGATGCCTTATAAGCTATAAACCCGGCAAGGGCTGCTGCTAATAAAACTGAGACTGTTATTCCTCCAACTTTCAAAACATCAGTAGCGGTAATTTCAGCAAACATTTCGGACATGTCTTCTATAGATTTTGGCATTTTCTTATCTTTAAAATAATTTTGGATTTTATCCATTATTCCACTCTTTTCTACCAAAAACTTAGACACACGTTCTTCATATTTACTTAATTTATCGCACTTAAGTTTCAATTCTTCTTCGTTCCAATAACCCGTAAACTCAGCACCGACTCTACATGTCTGCGTTTCTTCAAGTTCTTTCTTGAGCCATTCTTCGGTCTGATCTTCAAGGAATTCATCTGATCTTGACAAGTAGTCCTTACTACTCGGATCATAATAAATATGAACTCCTTCTTTGGGTTTTGGAACCCTTTTAGCCTCAAAAGGAATTAGATTGCTAGGCTTAAAGGGTTTATAACTTCGAACATCCTTCTGTTTTTTAGAAACTTGCTTTCGAATATCTTTCTGATCATTTTCTCGCTGTCGCGTTCGATATGCATCTAGCTCGTTTCTAACATCTCGTAATGCTCGTTCACAATTTAATGCAGTTTCATCATAAATTAAATCAAGATGCTCCATATTATGTTGAATAACATTCAACATATCATAACTCACCGGTACACAGTGATTACAATATGCTTCATATTCATAATTTAAATGATGGGCATAATGAAGCAATAAATGACGAGCTCCTTTCCCAAATCGTAATTTACAACCTGGGAAATCACAATTAATTGTGAACTTCTTACAATGCATAAGATGTTCTAAGTAATCTTCTTTTCCACACATACACTTCATCTTACCTTGACATGATGCAAAATAATGATGTAGTTGTTGCATAAATCCATTAATGGATCTACCACAAGAACCACACGTTGTTATCCATTCATGTTTCGAATCAGGCAATCTTTCTTTCTCACCATACCACATTTCCTCCGTAGTTACGAAGTCCCATTTCGTAAAAGTAGTCGAAGAGGCGCATTTGGTAGCTGTAGATTGTTTGTTCGTCGAGGTAGATACCGTGTTTTGCGTGTTCAAAGGCATAGTCCCAGGCGTCAACGGAATAGGGATTTTTAAATTGCCAGGTGCTGCTACAGTATTTGATAATATTGGCGTTGTAGCCATATCTCTCAAGGGCCCACTTTTCTCCCCAGTTCCAACGGGCAATTCGACCCTTGGGGGCAGCAAAGTAGACGCTGTTAATGTAGTCCCTGTAGAAACAAAATCCATCTTCCCAGGGGGCGGAATAACTCCAAAAGAACTTGTTGGTTTTGCTGAGTTGGTCAAGTCTAGAACAGGCTGGTCTGCCACATTTTCTACCTTTACCTCCCCAGCTAAATCCCCAAGACGTCCATTGGTATTCTGTAGAAAGTCCCAATTCTGATTTCCGGTTGTCTCCGTGGTTAATCCTAATTGCTGAATTACTTCTTGCAAACTTTCTTCTCCCTGGATCGCGTCCTGGACAGCTTTTTCGTCTTCTGGGCTCGGCTGATCTGAATCCGAGCTTGCTGAGCTGTCTCCCTCGGATAAAGATTTTAAATCAATGCTGAAAGGGTCCAAATCAGTCCTATAAGGAGTATCCAAAAATCCTCCTTCTTCTGTTTCCATATCATACAATACTACTTGAAAGTATTGTCTTTCATCATTGCCTAAAAATTCAGACCAATCTACCTTATCAACTAATAGATGGTCTATATTCATTGGTTTCGTGACGTAACAATCCTTAGGTCCTAAATCAAAAACAGCACACTTATGTTTCAGTAATAATTCGTTTAAATGAAACAATATTTTGGAAAACATGGGATTAGCTCCCTTATGACATTTGTCATGTATCCAAACTATTGTCCCCTCACTCGTATCACACTGGACACAGTATGTATTTAAATTCAAGGACATCTGGTGTCGCGTAAGCTTATCATTTGTGCCAGGTCTATAACGTGCTATAAGGGGTTTCCAACACCCATAACACATCTCGCTAAAGATTTGATATCCTACTTGATTCGTCGCAACTCTTTGCTGAACCAAGCACAAACAATTAACCAATGTCGTAATTAAATCAGTTAAATTCTCCTCCTTGTCTATTTGACAACAAACTTCTTTCACTAAGCTAATCCAGTTTGTTTCATTATCAAAATAGCCATCTAAATAGACAAATTTAAAAACGTCAAACACCTCCTTAATGACCGGTACAAATTTCACAAACCTTAAACATTTTTCCAAAGGTTCAAGTTCATGATCTTTTCGGTCTTCTTGAATATCTTGAATAATTCCTTTCACGTCTCCAGGGACCTTAATCCCCGACGCCCTAAGAATTGATTCCACGGCAACACTGATCGTTTTTTCCTCCACAGTGTCGACGGCAGTCTTTACAAAATTTTTAATCGTTCCAAAAACACTAATCTCATTTTGTTTATCCATAGCATTCATCAAGGGGGGAAAAAGAATCCTCAGGTACTGGACCTGAGGGCGCACCAACGGTTGGTTACAATATATTAGAAACTATCTCCCCAAAACTACCTCCAAAAACTTTCCAGCCGAATAACCTCTATCCATTGCCTTCACCGAGCCCAGAAACCTATCGACAAGGGACACTAAACTATAGTGTTTATCCTTGTCGACGCCTTCCGAAACTCTCAGACAACTTTATATCTATCTCTAGATCCACTAGGTACTCTTTAAAAAATTTTTGATTTCGTTTTGGCTAATATATCTCTACCTATTTTAGAAAAGGGATTCATACTTTTCCATTTCGGTAATGCCATATTAAAAAGCGGACTTTCTCTAACAAAAC